CAATGTTGTTCCTTTCAGTGCCATGTCATCCCTCCTCAACTGAATTCAACACCGTCAAGCTGCGTCTCGATCTCCCGTATTCCAAACGAAGCGACCCCAAAACGGAGACGACCAAGCTCCAGAACAAGCGGCCTGTCCGCCTGTACAGGAAATTCCGGCGTTGGTGTGGCAGTAAAGGGTCTTGCTGTAAAACCGCTCTCGTTATGCGTCGGTAGTCGTTTGACGCTGACGCTCAGATATCGGGAAATATCTGGGCCTTTTCCTGTCACATATGCCGACCAGCCCTTTACCTGTCGGCCCAGCACATATCCGGCCCAAAAGGATTCCTCATCCCAGCCCATCAGCAGGCCACCTCACTTCGCACTTGTGTCCGTCCAAATCGTCGATGATCCTCACGATCCGGCCCGCCTCATCGCGCTCCAGCGTCCATGTGAACTCCATATCCAGTCCGTCCACCAGCTCAGACAGACGATTCTGTCGAATTCCGGACAGGTTGATAAGCGTCGAACGCCGTGCGCGGTAGATGTCTGTAAACTCGTCCCCCGCCGAAAATCCCGTTTTGGACCCGTTGGAAGTTTTTAAGTAAACTTCAAGGTCGGTAAAGGATTTTCTAATGACGGCTTTGCCTCGTTCCAGGTCGGTTTCATCGCCATATCCTGCGCCCATTTCGACGGTTGGAAAAAAGGCTGTCTCCCCGTTGGGGGCTGCAACCGGCATAAACTTCCACTGCGCAATAATCTGCTCCTCATACTCATACACCATCACGGGATAGGGGGTCTCCACGATGGTGGGCTTGACCTTTTCGGTGCCAACGTAATACCACCCGTCGGCCTCCACCGTGGCCTTTTCCACGTCCGGGTCCCAGTACAGGGGGTGCCCGTCCTCGTCGGTGGCCTGCACCTCCGTGCCGTCCGTCCGCGCCCTGATCCAGACGATGCCCAGCCCCTTGATGCGCAAAAAGTCATCCTCGCTGGTGTCCTCCCGCAGGTACTTGGCGATCTTCTGGGAGGTAGACAAATGATCCGCCTGGTCGATCCCGGTCCACAGCACGGCCTGGGTGTTTTCTATGGCCTGCTGGGTGCGCTTTTGCTCCTTGTCGATGTAGGGTATCTCGTGCTCGACTTCCTCGTCCCCGGGCGCTCCCGCGTCGGAGGTCATCAAGCCGTTAAAAACCGTCTCCCGGCTTGCCAGGATGCCCTGAGCGCCGTCCACGCCCACCAGGTCCCCCAGCTCCACCGCCGGGTCCAAAAGGGCGCTGTCGGCCTCCCAGGGGGCGTACACGCCGCCCAGCACTTTCGCCAGCACATCGTCGGCGATCTTCTGGGTGGCCCAGGGGCACTGCGCCTCCAGCACCCGGCCCGTCTCGTCCCCGGCGGAGGCCACCAGGGTGTCCCCGTCGTAAAAGGCCACGCCAGAGAAGGGTTCCAGGTGGTCTCCCAGCTCCAGCCGCTGCATATTCCTGCCCAGATCGCTCACCGCCTCCCCGGCGGGGAACAGGGGCACGAAGCGCAGCGCTCCGGTCTCGGTAATGGTGGCGTTGGCCCCATGACAGGCGGCGGCGTAGCCAATCATTTCCCGCATGGTCAGCCCCTCGGGATAGGGGACCTTGTAGGTGGGGTCAATGACCGTCCCCTCCTCCAGCTCTACCCCCATCCGGTCGCAAATCTCGGTCAAAACCGGCTCCATGGCCCGGGGCCACTCACCCAGCGCGTCTCCATCGTGGAAGAAGAAATCCTCGGCCAGCAGCATCCGGTCATAGCAGTGCAGGTCCATCGCCTCCGTCACGGCGTTCTTCTGCCGGGTGTCCAGCAAGAAAACGCCCTTCTGGAGCCATTCGCTGCTCTCCGTCACGACCTGCGCCACATGGTCCACCGCGCAGAGCCTTGTAAACAGGCGAATTTCTGCCATTCTGGGGATGATGCCCTGGGGGAGGATGGAGAGGGTCAGCTCTCCGGCGCTCACGCCCCCCAGGGTGGGCCCCTTCGCGTCGCCGTACAGGTCGTTATAGCTCACGGGCTCTCCCACGATGTGCTCCTGCCCATACTCCGCCCCGCCGATGACGGCCCTGTGCTGTTTGATAACACCCGGCGTGTTCAAAAGCCGGGTATAGGTCTCACTCACGGCCTGCAAGCCGCATCGCCTCCTGTCCTGTAACTTGCTGGGGTAACTTGGCTCTCCCTTTGGGAGAGCTGTCGGCAAAGCCGACTGAGAGAGCCCTGGCTCCCCCCTTGAGGGGGAGCTGTCCGCGAAGCGGACTGAGGGGGGTATCCCGCCAGATGGGGTCAATCCTGCTCAAATTTCAGCGTCACCCCCGCCAGCACCCTTGTCCCCGCGTCCCGCATCAGCTGCTCCCGGGCGAAGGGCTCCAGGCGCATGGTCTGGGTGACCTCGGCGCTTCTCTGAAAGCTGAAATAGGTCACGACCAGCGGCTCGGCCAGCAGCGCGGCGCAAAGCCGGGCGCTGTCGGCCTCGTCCAGGTCGTTCAGGGTGACGTGGAGGCCCCCTCTGTAGCGCTGCAGGGCGGCCTTTCGCACCCCGTCCAGGGTGGTTATCTCTCCGGAGTAAACGGGCTCCAGATAGGTCCTGATGCCGTTTTTGTGGACGAGATCGGCGAAGCTCACCCCGTTGATCTCAAATTTCAAATCCGTCATCTACCCACCGCCCTCAGCTGATTTCTCTGGTATTTCGTCACGCTCTCGCCCACCTGTCTGCCGTCCAGAACGGACTGCACCGTGATGTTGATGGTCTCGCTGCCGCCTTTGTTGACCCAGGCAGAGGCGTTGGTATCTCCGCTGTCGATCTCCGCCATGGTTCGCGTGATGGATGCCATGGTTCTCGCCTCCTGCTCCTGTGCGCTTGCGGTCCGGGCGGCATTGCTGTTCCATGCGGCGTTGTCGCTGCCAGATTCATTCAGACCGTAATACTTGACATAGGTGCCGCCGCTGCGCTGGTCGGCCCGGCGCTGTTCGACTTCCTGGGTGTCCGTGGCGATAAACTTATCCCACCATCCGAGAAAGTCCTGAATCATTCCGATCGCACCCTCAATGGTGTCCGCCAAAAATTCGATTGCGCTGGCTCCTACATTCCGGATCGCGTTTGCCGCCGGGGCCACAGCCTCGCCCAGACGACCCATGGCCTGCTCCATGCGCTGCTGGCTTTCATTGGCGGCAATGATGTCGCCGTTGAGTTCTCGCCAGCTGGTCCCGGCTTCCGCAAGGCCCATCCTGGTCATGGTCTGGAGCACAAGGTCCACCCGTTCTGCCTGGGTCTCACAATCCGCAAGGGCGATATTAAACTTGTCCTCAGCAGCGGTAGCATCCTGCACGCCCTTGTTGTATTCCTCAATCGCGTCGTACTGTGCTTTTGTCGCCTCGTATTCCTCACGCTGTTGGTCCGTCAGTTCCTTCAGCTCCTTGGCGCTGAGTTTTGTAAACTCAATATTTTCCTTCATGCTCACGCCAAAGCTTTCGTTTTCCTCGGTGCCCCAGTTGAGGACATCGGCGAAGGTGCCAGTGACCTGACCGGCGCGGATGGTCTCGTTGATGGACTCCGCCAGACCGTCGATGGGAATGGAATCGCCATAGCGGCCCCATGCGCCGATGGTTTGCTCGATCAGCAGAAGCAGGCTGTCCTGCTCCAGCCCCAGTGCCTGAAGATTGGCCACAGTGGTGGCGGTGGTCTGCGCGTCGCCCAAAACGCCGTAAAGACGCGTATAGGCCGCCTCTGTCTCTTCTGCGGCGTACCCGGCCTGCTGTGCGGAGGTTTCCAGCGTTCCCATGATTTGCCGATACTCTCTGGTGCTCTCCTCAAGCTCCAGAATGGTCTCCATAACCTCTTTTGCGCCCTCGATGGACAGCTTCGCCACGATGCCGCCTGCGATCGCGCCTTTCAGTCCGCCGATTTTCTCGTTGAACTTGTCGATCAGGCTGGTGCTGCCGTCCGTCTCCTTGCCGAACTCGTCGATAGACTTGGCGCACCCGTCGGCGCTGCGTGCGGCCTCGTCCAGATACTTCTCGGTATCCTGCAGCTCCCGTTCCATTTTCACAAGGTCGGTTTTGGCCCGGTTGAGCTGGGCGCGCCAGTTATCTGTCTTGGAATCGGTCTCGCCGTAAGCTTCGGCGGCCTCTTTCACGGCCCTTTCCAGCGCCTGGACCTTCTCGGTCTGCTGGTCAACTTCCTGTCTCAGCAGCTCGCTCTTTTTCGTCAGGGCCTCGGTGGTGTTGGCCTGACCCTTGAAAACCTCCTCGGTGTATCCCATTTCGGTTTTCAGGTTTTTCAGCTCCCGGTTGACCTCACCGATCTGCTGTTTAAACTTCTGCTCACCATCCAGCGCGATGCTGGTGGTTATGGTGCGTACCGCCATACGCATCGCCTCCTGTCTTTGTCACTTGTGCGGGGGCGTCCTCAGCTCCACCAGATCACCCAGCATCCCCGGTGTCAGCAGCATTCCCTCCCGGACGCTCACCCCCAATCGGGTCGTCATGGCCAGCCAACCCGTCCGGGTCAGTCGGCTGCCTTTTTTTTTTGCAGCTCGGCCAGACCCAGGTCGATGCTGTCCCGGCTGTCGTGCTCCCGCTCAAATCCGATCTCAATGGCCTTTCGGATCGCGTCCTTCGCATCGGGCACGTCCGGGGGGGAGAGCAGGGCGGCGAACATCCCCTGACTGGGAATTTTTCTGGGCTTTTGCCCCTCCCAGCGCTGGACCAGCTCACCCTGCTCGGCCAGCTTGTGCAGATAGAAGCACACGGCCTCAAAGCCCTTGTTGTTCGCGGGCTTGATGTGGTCCAGCACCGACCCCTTCGCGCCGTACTTGTCATAGATGGCAAACAGCGCCGCCCCGTTCAGGCACAGGGGATAGGTCTGGCCGTTGAAGGTATAATCAACGCATTTCATATCTCGCCTCCATCGTCATGCGGGCGCACGCTGTGCGCCCCTACCTGGCTCCCCCCTTGAGGGGGCCGACTCCCCTTGTCAAGGGGAGATGCCCACCGGGCAGAGGGGATAGGGATGCTGTCAGCGAAGCTGACTGAGGGGGGTGCCCTGCCGCGAAGCTGACTAAGGGGGTGCCCTCATTACGCCGCTGCGGCCTCTGCCGTGCCCAGTCTGGCCAGCACCCACGCCTGGGCCTGGGCCTCGCTGGTAAAGCGCTCGTCGCTGACCACCTTCCACTTGCCGTTTCCTTTGCCCGCCGCGGCCTTAAAGCTCAGTCGCTCGTTGGTCAGGGTGATGTTCTCGCCCTTGGTGTTGTAGGTCTTGCCCTCCATGTTGGCCTTGAGCTTGACGTAGTAGATGCCCTCGTAATAGGTCTTTCCGTCCTTGCCCAGGTTGCTTGTATAAAAGGCCAGACCGCCATAGGGGGCGTTGTCGTTGTTGCCGAAGGCCAGACCCACGCCCTCCATGATCTCCGCGCCGGTAATGGCGGCCATGTTGGCGCGCAGGATGTCCAGCACCTCCACGCTCACGTCGGCCTCTCTGAACTCCCGCTTATAGCGGCTCAGGGTGTCGTCGCCATAGCCCTTGGCCTCATTGAACTGGGGCGCGTCACTCAGCAGGGCCAGGTCCTCCAGGTGGACGATCTCGCCGTAATTGGGAAACGCGCCCTCGGGTTCGGGATTCTCCTCAGCAAAAGGTGCCCAGTGCAGGAATTTTGCTCCGTATTCCATGTGGTTTTATCTCCTTTCGTATCGTTTCATCGTATAGGGGTAACTTGGCTCTCCCTCTGGGAGAGCTGTCCGCGCAGCGGACTGAGAGGGCCTTAGCTCCCCCCTTGCGGGGGAGCTGTCAGCCGAAGGCTGACTGAGGGGGTCACAAATCTTTCGACTTCAGCCACCGGTCATAAACCTCCAGCGCCGCCTCGGTGGCCCTGTTGGCGCTTTTTTCGTTAGCAACCCAGATAAAATGGCGTGCGTTGATGGTTCGCGTACCGTATTCGTTCAAAAACGCGATTTCAGAGTTGGTCGTGTACTTTTTACCGCGTTTTCGTCTCCCGGCAAAAAAGATTTTGATTCTTCGCTTTTCTTTTCTTGTATGCGGGCTGCTTACGCGTATCGATTTTGCCAGTCTGCCCGTGGAATAACTTTTTTCTTGTCCCCACAAGATGTTGTCTCCGCGTTCCGGCATTCTGACGTTTCCGATTGCCGACCGATAGCCCTCATACATGCCCAGTTTTTTAGCTTCCTCCCGCTGGGCCTCCATGGTGACGGTGGCCTGAGCCGTCAAAATCTCATCCTGCACCTCTTCGGGGATGGCGGCGATCTCCTGCAGACTCAGCATCAGCTCATCAAGCCCGAAGGAAGTAAACTCAGCCATTCATTCTGCACCTCTTTTCTGGCTCCCCCTTCAGGGGGGAGCTGTCAGCCGAAGGCTGACTGAGGGGGTCACACCTCCCCGTCGATTCCCTCAAACTCCAGCACATAGTGCTGAAATTTCCGCTCGCTGGCGGGGGTGACGGAGGGATAGGTAAACCCCGCCGCCAGCACCGCCCGGCACAGCTCCCAGCGCGTTTGCCTCATGCTGGGCCTTTTGGGGCCGCCGGGGGCGAAAAGGTGCAGCTGGATGAGATACCGCACCGCCCGGGGCCTGTCATCGCCGTGGGCGGTGGGCAGCTGCGTCATGTTAAACGTGCAATAGGTCTGCTCCTCGCCCTCATAAAAGTCCGGCTCGCAGATGGGAACAATGGGCAGCACCGCCGCCCGGATGCGTTCGTCAATGTTGATACTGCCTCGCTCCTTTCACTTGGCTCCCCCTTCATGGGGGAGCTGTCAGCCGAAGGCTGACTGAGGGGGTAAACTTGGCTCCCCCCTTGAGGGGGAGCTGGCCGCCCGAAGGGCGGTCTGAGGGGGTCACCCGGCCTCCCTGCTCTGCCAGGTCCCCCAAATTTCCATGTACTTGCGCCCGGCGTAGTCGTTGATATAGGTGATCTCATACTCCCGCCCCCCGTACCGGACAAACATCTTCCGGTCGATGGGCTTGCTCGTGTGCCGGATGAGGAACCGGGCCTTCACCTCTCCGAAATCGGCGTTTGCTTTGACGATCTCAGTGCCGCTGGTAAAGCTCACCTTTGCCCAGCAGCCGTGGACCAGTTTCTCCTCGATGTTGGAGTAAAAGCCGTCCGCGTCCTGTTTCGCGTCCACGGAGATGATCTGAATGCGCTTGTTCAGCTCCCCGGCCTGGATGGTTTTAACTTCTGCCACCTGCTCACTCCTTCCCGGTTTCATTGTGTAGGGGCGCACAGTGTGCGCCCGTCGTAACTTGGCTCCCCCTCTGGGGGCCGACTCCCCTTGTCAAGGGGAGATGCCCACCGGGCAGAGGGGATAGGGATGCTGTCAGCGAAGCTGACTGAGGGGGTCAAGTGCCCAAAATGGGCACCGGCTCGGTCAGCTTCAACTGGTTCAGCTTCCTCCGAAACGCCGGGTTCTCGCTGATGGTGTACCCGGCAGTCTGGCTGCCCCGGTTGTCCCAGTCGTCCAGCACAAGGGCGTTGCATACGCTCTCATACATCCACGCCCGGGGGTCTCCGGCGGCAGGCTTGTCTACCCCCGCCGCCATGAGATAGCCCTCGGCGGTGGACAGCATGGCGCGCAGCAGGTCCTCGTCGCCCTCGGTCAGTTCATCCAGACGGCAATAGGCCATCAGACGGGCCATTCTCGCGTCGGTCATCCGTCACCTCTTAAACATCAACATTCTCGCCATCTACGTTGGCCGCAGCGGCCGCACCAGCCGCGGTGTCGATGTAACCGTTGACAAAGGCCTCGTTGTCCCAGGTGGTGCAGTCGTCCCACATGCTGCCGCGCCACAGGATCAGATCCTGCTCATAGGCGTTCAGATCACCGGCCACGGCCACGTCGCTGGGCTTGATGGCAAGGGCCTTCTTCTGCCAATAGGCGATACCGGCCTTCAGGTCGCCCAGGATCATGGGCACCTTGGTGCCGTCGCTGGCCAGAGTCTTGTTGTCATAGGTCTTCACGGGCAGGACATAGGGGCCGACGGCCAGCTGCAGCTGGCGGGGCTCAACAGGGTTGGGGGACATGAGATAGCTGCCGTCCTCGCCCTTCAGGGTTGCCAGCCAGGCCAGACCATCGTCGTTGGTGATGAGCTTGGAGGTGGAACGGAAGGCGCTGCCCAGACCCAGCCAGCCCTTCAGCAGGCCGTTCAGGTCGGTCAGGTTGGTCTCCTCCTGGCTCTGGATCTGCTCAATGATCTCTCGGTTGGCGGTGGCGCGGGCCTCGGCGCTCATCCAGTCTTCCACAATGCGGGCGATGTCGCCGTCGGAGTACTCGTACACCTCGATGGTGGCTGCGGTATAGCCGCCGCGCTTCTCGATTCTGTACTCCACAGTCTCAAACTCGGGGGTGCCCAGCTTGGGGTACTTGGCGGCCTCGGCCACGGTGGCAAAGCCGGTATGCTGGCTGCGTTTCTTCATGGTGCGGCGGCCGGTCTTGGCGGTGACGGTGTTCACGGTGACCTCGCTGAGCAGGCTCTCCTCGGCGTCGCGCAGCTCAAAGATACGGGTGACAATGTCCTCTGGGACGGTGTAGCCGCCGTCGATGCCGTGCTCGGTGTTCAGCATGGAGCCCTGAGTCACGGCCTTGATGGCGAAGTTGGAGCGAACGGCCTCACCCAGTGCCTTCACGGCCTTCTGATAGCCGGTCAGCTCCTCCTCGGGCTTCTTCACCTCCACCACGGGGGCGGGCTTGGCGTACTTGTTCTTCTGCTCCTCCAGCTGCTCAAAGGCCTCGATCTGGGCGTTCAGGCCCTTCACGATCTCCATCTGCTTGTCGTACTCGGCCTGGTTGCCCTCGGTCAGGGCCTTCTCGGCGGCCTCCACCGCGTCGGCGCGCTGGCTCTTCAGCTCATAAATCTTCTGCTTGCTCATGTGTGTTTCTCCTCTCAAAAATGTATTATTTCAGCGGTGCAGCGCACCGAATCTGACCTTCTCCAGCCCCATCCGGGCGCGGGCGGCCTTCTTCCAGTCCTCCCGGGGCTTTTCACCCGCGGCCTTGACCACCCCGGCCTCCCGCTGGGCGGGGACGGCCACCATGCTCACCTCGTAAACGTCGTCGATGCCGTCCAGCACCACGTGGCACACCCGGTCCCCATAGCTCTGCCCCCGCATGTGCAGGCAGTTTTCGTAATAGTCCTCCCCGCAGATGGAGCACAGGGCCCGGGCCACGCCCACCCCCACGCTGCATTCCCGTTTCAGCCCCGTCTCGATGGCCTCGATCTGGGCGCGGGT